CGGGGTGTACTAATCAACGGGGAGCAGGTCAATGCTTGCTTATAGTCTTCAACAACTGATTTGATAGAACTCATTGGGCTGTATAAACGACTTACGTGGAATCCAGCAATTCGACTTTCAGGTTGATGAATAATCCATTCACCTTGTTTAATTGCTCGTGCTCGGTCGCCTTCAGAGAAAGCGTGATGACATTCAGGACATTCAATTCTGGCAGAGTTAGGATCAGGTAATGATTTACCATCGATTTTTACCCAGTCGAATTTGATATTCTCCCACGTCAGTTCGTGCTTATGACCACATGTAGGACAGGGAACATGATACTTGCGCTTGTCGGATGCTTCATACTGCGTGTGGATAGCACCGTATTTACTTGTAGGCGTCGAGCTAATGAAAACACGAGCGTCTTCACCGAACGTCGTAGCACGTTGTTCCGCGATGATAATCGGGTTGCCTTCTTCTGTGTCTGTTTCAACTGCGTCAACTTCATCAAGCAACATCAGCGGAAGAGTTTTACCGCGTAAGTGAGAAGGGCTATTGAGCGACATGAAATACCAAAAGCCTCCAGCACGTAGCTGAATTTGACTGGTGTTATTCACTGCGTTTCTGTCGTTCTTGTCGGTGACGATTCGTTGCATTTCTTCCGATTCGTCAATCATTGGGCGAATCTTGCCTGATAGCCATTGAGTCGTCTCTTTACCGGTTGACTGCAAGACACCAGCGTTACCGGGATCAGTAGCAGACTTATAGAACAGAATTCCGTTCAAGATGGTTGTCTTGCCAATCTGGGCAGAAGTCTCGAAGACGATTTTCTTCTTACGTTCTTTAATGACGTCAATCATGCCTTTCTGAAACTCAAACAGTTTCATCGGCTGCCCTGTATAAGGACCATCAGGGAATTTCAGGTACTGTTCGACCCACTCGGACGGAGTGTAGTCAGGAGGTGGCATTAAAAAGCGCTTTGCATTCTGTAAGATACTTTTCAGTTTATTTGAGTTTTTCATAATCAGCCCTAAGTGGATGAACCCAAAATGGATTTCATTTCTCTGTCTGTATTTATGAAAACCTCCATAAAATTATTTCTAAGAGTTCTTGCACCTGGATATCCGCCTGTTAAAGTCTGTTCCAACAAAACACAGGAGAACGACAATGAAAACTGAACTGACTGTTGAAAACCGAATTGCTTCTGAATTAAACGCTGGTACTGATATGTCAGAGAGTAAGCTTGCTGAAAAATACGATGTTCCTCGTTCTATTGTTCGTCGTGTTAAAGCTAACATCGAGGAATATACAGTTGTTGAAGAAGTTAAAGCTGAAAATACGGTTGAAGTTGTCGATGCTGTTGAAGCACAACGAATCGTGAATCAGGCTTTCGGATTCGATAACATCGAAAAACTTCTTGCTAGCAAATCGGCTAATAAAAAACCATCTGCGATTAGCATGATTATTTTTAAACGTACAGAGGGGGATTTTGAGTTATTCAAAAAACAGATGTCAGACAAAACTGCCGCGTATCAGAGGGATCAGTTTCTTCGCTGTGTGAATAGCACTAAAGGAGAAATGAGTGAAACTGAGAATGCCTAACGAATGGAGGCGATTTTTTAAATGTATAATAAATGCAAGTTTGTAGCTAAATTAATTACACTAGATTTAAAATTGCAATATTAAATAGGAAGCAAAGTGAGGAAGTTCAGAATTAAGGAACTATTTCATACCTGCTAGTTTAGAGAGCCGACTATTCATCGGATACTTATTTGATTGAAAGAAAAATTGAACAAGTGATATCATTCGGTTATTATTTTTTAGCAACAAAGGAGAAAGCATGATTGCTAATGTGGTTTATAAAAACGGTGATGTTAAGACCGAAGAGTTAACAGTTGACGATGCCGCTGTTCGCTTAAAAACAGACTCAGACGTTCAAGCGATTGAATTTTTCGAAAGTGGATTAAACACTCTGCTTGAGAAAAAACTTGAACAAGCATTAGTGCTTGGTCTGAAATGACAAAAGGGAGCTTAGTGCTCCCTTTTTTATTGAATTTCAAATGAGTAGATTGTAAACCACAGATACTGGAGGCATCTTTGGGGCGCAAGGAATCAAATAGTTGAGAACTTGATTACTCAGTTCTTTAGAACGATCTGCAAACAGCAGGGCGTACTTCCTGCGAAGCTGAAAGCGTAGAGTCAAAAGCAATAAGGTCGATAACGAAGCAGGAAGCATCAGGTGAACTTGATAACAGGGAATTGACTTGGAGTATCATTAGGTCAGTAGAAGCAGGGAGAAGCGAGGAGGGATGATGTAGCAGTCAATCATTACTATCATCAAAGATAGGGCTTGCCCGTTCGACGTAGCGATAGCGAAGGAGAACTCATTAACGTTATTTCAATTAATTATCGATCGTTATGTTTATTGATTGTCAGACGAACAGTATAATGCAGTTATCCAGTAATCATTATTATCCAGATCTGAAAAATAATATTGTGAGCGTAGCGAACGCGCGAAGCGCTAATAATCTTTATCTAGAAACATCTAATCAGTAGCTAGTAATCAAGTTCGATAGTGTTATCTGTCGCGCTTCGCGCTAATGTTTATCAATTAGGGCTTCGCCCGCGCTTCGCGCAATCTGCTCGCTTCGCTATGTTTTCCAGGTTTTGTACTGCTTCTATATCCTTCCAGTTCATCTTTATCCAATTGTTCTTATAGGGCGATTTTTTCTAGGGTCCATGCACTTCTCCGAGTCGCATCGATGCGTTATCGATGCGTTTTGATGTGCATCAATGCACCTGCTTTTCACTAAATTATTTTTCGGACTTTGTTTACACTTTCGGTGAACTATATAAATATTAGTATGAACACAGAGAGTTTCTTCTTCCTCGTTATTTTCTCTCGTTTGTTTACTACTGACTTTATCCGTCATAAAATAAGATATAAGCAATTAGCTTAGTTCATTTAAAAATTCCTTAAGTTTAAAGCACTCTTCGGAGTGCTTATTTTTCAATTCAATAAAAAAGGCAACCCCATGAAATTTATACCTAACAAATTCGAAATTGAATCTCGCTTAGACTCTGGTGAGACATTTCAGCAAATTGCAGAATCTAAACAAATGAATAAAGCAACGATGTATAATGCTTGCAAAAAACGTAATATCAGAACTCAACCAATCAATAAAGGCAAATAAATTGAATTTCAAATTTGCAGTCTTCGAAAATCTAGACAGAACAGTTAAAGCAAGCCTGAACAGAAATATTATCAAAGTTAATAGAATGACCAATAACAAAAACAGCCTGAAAGCTCTTGTTAAAGCTATAGATATTCATCGTAATGTTCGAGCTAAGATGTTACAGAAGATTGAAAATGCTGTGACTGTAAAAAATATGCATAGCTTCGAAATCGGTACGACCGAAGTTAATAATCTGCCTGCAATCGTTGCTTATACAACCGATAATGCTGTTATCGTTGCTTGTGAAATTAACGGTAAAAAGAACTCGTGGAAAGCTTTCTGTTCAGATCTAAGAATGCAGAAGATCAAAGACACCGAGCAGTTTGTTCAGATGTATACTGGTGAATTTATTGAAATCATCGAAAGTATTGAATTTCCGACTGAGCAGAGACTAGATGTTGTGAATTCCAAAATGGAAGATTTGATGAAAAGAGTCGCAGAGTTAGAAAGGAAAAACGCTGAACTCAGCAAAGAGAACAGCGTTTTACGTAAAGAAAGAAGGGGTGAAAAACTATCTTTTGATGACGAGATTGTAATTGTGAAAATTGATATTTCTGAGCCGACCAAAACAATGGACAAATCAACTATCGAAGATGAAGCAATTGAACTCGTCGAATCAACTTTATTTAGCTCAAATGCCCTCTGACAAATCATCAAGAGAACCTACAGATGTAATTACTAGTTATCAATCGACTTAATGGTAAGTTTTATGAACCATCTTAACGACGAAAAAGAAAAAGTGATACATGATAACATTGCATTCAACTTGCTCCATGACTGAATCTGACAGTCTGTTAAGTGCTCGTAAAGATCTCAAATTCTAACAATCTTCACGAGGAATGTTCGGCTTTGACCATGATTAGTTAATCAATAAGATACAGCCATTTTCAAAAGTGCTTGTTTTGATTGTTAACTATGATAAATTAGCAAGGCACATGCAGGTAGATTTGTTGGTTGTGGTATCGCAATCAGTGATTAAAAGGTCGGCAGTATTCGCCTCTGACGGACGTCGGATCTTCTTGGGCGTCACTTTGAAATGCGTAAGAGTGCCTGCATGTGCAATAACATAATTAATAATGGAATTTACTATTATGTTCACTCCCTCCTACTTAGAAAGACTCAAGTCATGCAAGACCAAATTTGAGTTTGCACGCTTACTTCAAATTAAAGTTTCTTTTCTTACTAATGTCCTGTACAGAATACGACCTGAGCATCAATATGAAAGATTTATTATAAAAAAGAAGTCTGGAGGTGACAGAGAGATATTTGCGCCTACTGAAAAACTAAAAGACATACAAAGGCGTTTATCAGATTTATTGTATGTTTGTCAGAGCGAAATATGGAAAACAAATAATATCACCCCTAGCTTATCTCATGGATTTGAGAAAAATAAAACAATAATAACAAATGCAGAAAGACATAGAAATAAAACCAATGTTTTAAATATTGATCTTGAGGATTTTTTCCCTACATTTAATTTCGGTAGGGTCCGTGGTTATTTTATCGCGAATCAATATTTTAATTTGCACCCATCAATAGCAACTATAATTGCGCAGATAGCTTGCTATGATGGAAAACTTCCGCAAGGAAGTCCTTGCTCTCCTGTAATAAGCAATCTTATATGTAATATTTTAGATATTAGATTGTCAAAGTTGGCACTTTCTAATGGATGCAGTTATAGTCGATATGCAGATGATATAACATTCTCAACTAACAAAAATCAGTTTCCTGACTCAATTGTTATAAATGAGAATTCTAACGAGTTAGGACCATTGTTAGTTAATGAAATTGAAAAAGCTGGATTTAAAATTAATAATAATAAGACCAGAATATTGCGGCATACATCAAGGCAGGAAGTAACAGGTTTAACCGTAAACAAAAAAATAAATGTCAATAAAGATTATATTAAAAAAACCAGAGCTATGGCGCATGCACTTTATAAAGAAGGGGATTTTACCCTTTTGGATATTAGTGGAAAACCGCGAAAAGGTACTCTAAATGAACTTGAAGGCCGCTTCGTTTATATTGATATGCTTGATAAGTATAATAACATTAACGCTAAAAAACATACACTCCCAGAAAAATATGTGCTAAAGAAAACTGGAATTAATTTTACTCTCAAATTGAATTCAAGAGAGACAGCATTCAGTAACTTTCTTCATTATAAGTATTTTTATGGGAATATAAAGCCTACAGTTTTGACAGAAGGTAAAACAGATCCAATTTATTTGAAATGTGCAATTGATTCTTTGTATTTAAGTTATCCTGCTCTGGTTAGAGTTGACGATAGAACAAAGAATAGAATTTTAAATATTACGTTATTCAAAACAAACGCAAAAAAGGAATATTTTTTAGACCTCTACGGTGGGGCTGCTGACTATGTAAGATTCTTTAGAAGGCATAGAGAACAATGCAAGAAATTTGAAAGACAACCGCCTAAAAATCCAGTAATAATTGTTTTGGATAATGACACTGGGCCATCTGATTTTATTAATAATATAATCAAAGAATATTCTCACCTGCCTAGAAAATCAGAGGACGTAAGAAAACATAAATTTTTACATTTAGAGAATAACCTCTACGTATTGTTAACTCCACTATTGGCTGGTGATAAACAATCGTGCATGGAAGACTTTTTCAAAGATGAAGTTCTGACAAAGACAATTAACGGTAAATCCTTTGATAAAAGTAATAATCATGATAGCACTACTACTTTTGGAAAAGACAGGTTTGCCAACAATATTATCAGAGAAAATAGACAGACTATAGATTTTTCATTGTTCAAACCAATTCTTGATGCTATGGTTGATATTAATAATCACTTTAAAAATTTGTACTATCCATGATGGTTAAAAATGGATAATAAATATATTTCCCGGTTACGGTTTATTTTAATCCCTATTCCGTAGTCGGGACAATATTCATTAATGTCACTTTGGAATATAATCATATTTGGACGACACCTCAAATTAAAAATATCATTCTTTTGTAATGTTATGGAGGCTATAAATATAGTTTTACAAAGGAGTATATATGACAGGCCATGATTACAAGTGTGTAATTTGCAAGCGCGATTATGTGAAAATTAGTTTTATGTTACAACGAAAAAATGTACATTGCGCTAGTCGCGAAAAATACCCTAAGCAACATCTAACAGAGTCAGTCGAAATTGAAGCAGGCTATTTCAAGCAGGAAAGAATGTTCATTAATCGTCAGAAACAAATCTTTAAAGGAGCAACACGATGAAAAACATTTTGGTCCCACCATCGCTTTAAATTCCTTCATTCGATTTTAAAAATGAAATACATAAACATGGTAACTGTTTGAAATTAAAAAGGGAGTGCAAACTCCCTTAAAGTTCAATTTCACTATCTTCTTTCTCTTCTGGTTTGTCAACGTGTTCGAAGTCTTGTTCGAACGACTCACCAAGTTCATTCAATGTTCTGTTGAAAATCTCTTTGAGTTTTTCTTTCAGCTCCTGGATATCATTAGCAGACTCCATGATTTCGATACCGTGTTTTGACGGAATCAGCCTGATGGAATCTTTCAGAGACTGACAGAACTGATTCAATTGAGCTTGCACCAACTCAACAGGGATTAATTCACCTGATTTTTCTTGCGCTGCATAAGTTGCTAAGTCAGCCTTCGCCACCTGTTCACGAAGTTTTTCTTTCTCGAATTCATCACGAACAGACATATTGCGCATCGGATTAATTTTGTTCTGAACGATCCATAAAGTGCCTTCGTTTTCTGGTATTCCTGCTGGATTATCTGAATAAGGAAGTCCTTCTGCTCTCCATGATTTAATAGCGTTAAGGGTATAACCATAACGTTTTGCCATATCAGTCATACTGACGTAAATTTTACGTGCCATTTTATTCTCCTTACACAAGTGGCCCAAGGGTTTATTACTGTATTTATCTTGAACGGAAAAATCATCCGGAATCAGTCCTGTCTATCGATGATGAACTGAATTGATTTGGAATTTTAACACAGCAGAAAAAAGCCGAGCGCTCGAAACATCTCGGTGTTTCAGAAGTCCCAGAGTAACTATTATTTTTTGTTAGAGGGGGGGCAGAAGATGAGTCGTTAAAACTTATTTAAGCAATATCATTAATGATTTATATTTGGCTGCGTTTTAGGCTAATCAGCAGCCAAATTTTTAATTGTCGATGAAACGCCAGTATCGCTAAAAATAGAGCTATATAAAATCAACTCCGCATTGCTTTATTCCAATCAATATTGTGACCAGCAGCTTCAAGTTCTCGTGCGAGTGCTTGCTTCCAGCCTCCACTGCTATCCATATTTTCCCAAACAACCCCAGCAAAATCACTTGGAATATCTAGTGAGCCGCGTTTTAGTGCACATACTTTCTCTCTGCCTAAACGCCCGATAAAATATCCTAATTCTAGCATTACATTCTGCCTTGCCCTTGGTTCTGGTATTCCTCCTTTAGCACAACCTTCATCATCTGGTGTTAGCAATACAACAGCAAATCCAACATCACTATTTGCTATAACTTTCTCAATGACAGTTCGTCCCTGATTAGCTTGCTCATGTAATATGATTGCTTCTAAACCTATACGTTCAAGAAACCTTGCGACTGTTTCACGGGCGCCATCATCATGACCATGAACAATGAAAACTTTGTTCGAAAACTGCGGCTTCAACATAGTTTCTGTGCTTCCCTTAGACTGAACATAATTTTTGTAATCTCTAACGAAAGGAATGATAAGTTGTCCTGTAATCGAATGAATGCCTGCTATAACTTTACTTCCGGAATAGAAAAAATGATGTCCAAAGTTGATTGCATAATTAGGATCTTCTGCTAACTTAAAAATCAAAAGTAATGTAAGGCCTAGTGTTTTTCTTGCATCATCTGGCCAGACAAGCTGGGCACTCCCAGCCATACTTCCTCCAGTCTTCTCACTTTCTGCGAGAAACTCTGTAAGATTGAGTCCTTCAGTCAGGTCTGCATTGTATGATTCAAGATCGGAATGTTTTAGAAGCTGAGCAAGCTTTTTGAGTGGACGTTCAAAGGTCTGGTATTGTGAAGCCTGTAAATCCAGAACAGCATTGTTCATTTCAGAAAAAATATCTTGAGCCATTACTCATCCTCACTTGAAGTCAATCTGGCTTCGGCAGCTTTTTTAAGAATGCCTTCTCTGTATGTTTCCTTCATCTGCTGCGCAAGCGAGCCGACTATGGAGTTGGTTGAACATCCGCCAATGCGTTCATCAATCATGTGATTAACTGTTTGAATTGCCGACTCGATGCTAGCAGGGTCGTTAGGGTTAAACTTTACGACTCCTAGCTCGCCATCCAGCTCACTCAGTATACGCTTTGCATCCTTGAGTTCTTTCTGAAGCTTATCAAGACCAGTAACTTTTAACATATGCACCTTCAATTATCAATTTAATCAGTACGTTACGGGGTTTAGCTGTTGCTTGCTTAGTCTGGCTATTGATCACGTATGAATGCTCTATTTTGAAGCCTCAACCAAATTTTCTCAATAGTGTAAAGCTATTATCATTTTCGAGTTTCCTTCGATATCACATTCTAAGATGAACATTGCTAATATTACTCACATCTAAAAAAACGGATTTGTTTACATTATCCTAACAAGACTTCGTTGAGTCGTAAAATATTATAACAAAATATATGTAGACTAAGCTGATGGTGTTAATTACATATCTGCTTATTCCATTCATCAACTTGATGCTGTTCAAATTAGATAACTTAAATTTTTAATTATAACTTCTGAAATCTCCATAACGAATAACATCAGTTACACGTTTTGCTCTATTAGGAGTCTGACGTGCCCATCTTGAGTCTAAAGCTTCATCAGCCGCATTTTGATAATCTCCAACAGCCATGTATCCCAAGAATTTCTTGAACTGACATACGCCAGAAACGCCGAGTTGAAAACACATATTGATTAAAGCTGAACGCCTGACTGTATCGATTCTGATATAAACTGGATGCAGTTCTGTTTTACTAAGCTTACGTAACGTTGAATTAACGTCTGTATTCAATAACTGATCAGATTCTTTCGCTGTGATATATCCATAACAAGGATGACCAACTGCTTTATCAAGTTCTTTCAAAGCGTAGTCTCTTGATGGATTCTTAGTAATCAAATGTCCGACACCGATTGTGAAATATCCTTCTGTGTCTTTATACATCGTGAGTTTTTCGCCTTCGTCGTAACGAAGCATTGCGTTAAGTTCCATATTAGCCTCATAAATATAGTTAAAATCTTATTTATGAGAGGACTTATGAATCTATTAGACACAGACGTTAGGCTGACCGATGTTCAGCTTAAATCAAATGCTCCGTTTTTCTCTAACAGAGCAGTATCAGGACGTTTTCAGAAACGTTATACAGGCGTGCAATATTTCGAATTGAATTTCACTGTGAATTATATGTCGCAAGACACAAGACACGTTCAACGCTTTATCGCGATGCATCAACAAGGTCAGCCGTTTGACTTTCCGTTAAGCTACTTGACTGACTATAAAGGTTCGGCTCAGGGACTTATTCAAGCATCTGTTACAGCTAACAAAGGAGCGCGTAAGGTCACTCTGAACAGCTTCACCGATACTTTAGAAGCAGGAACATTAGTTCAGTTTCAGAATCACTCCAAGCTTTATACCGTCACGGAGGATGTCAAAGCAGGTGGAGAGATGAAACTCTTTCCGAATCTGTTGCAGAACGTTCAAGCTGGTGAGACTGTGAATTACAGAGGAACGAAAGGGCGATTCATCCTGACGAACGATACTATTCCGTTAGATCTTCAATCGATTTCAAATATTAAACTTACTGCAACAGAGGTGGTGTAATGTCAGTAAAAGACCAATTTAACAGACTAAGAAAAGACCCTGACTTCATCGAAGCGTATAACGATTTTAACGGCACTAATTATACAGAACTGACTACTGGTCAGTTGTTCAGTGTCGGCACGTTGTTTCATCTTGTTCAGATTAAGATGCATAACGGCACAGAACTGTTGTTAACTGATGCTTATTACGACTTGCAATATCAAGGTAAGAATTATATTGCCGCTGGTGACTTTACTGATATCAGTTCAATCAGCGAAGAAAAAGAAATTAATAACATCGGAATGACCGTTAAGCTGGCTAATATCCGAAAAGAATATATCAACTTGATTCGAACGAAAGCTTTAAACAGAGCAGACGTTAAAATTGATATTTGTTTTCTGAATCCTAATACTGGCAGTCCAACAGAGAGTTTTAATCTGTTCACAGGCTCTATGGATAAATTAACAGTTAACATCGAATACGATGATAATGAAGCGAAAAACGAAACCGAAGCTGTTATGAACTCAATCTGGGAAGTTCTTGAGAAATCTGCAAGAAATCACGCTTCCGATGGTGTTCATCGTAGTTATCCGGGTAATGAACAAGACACGTTCTTTTCTCGAATCGGAAAATGGAACTCAGAATCGAAATGGACGAGCGTAAAATAAGGGAGCTGTTGCTCCCTCATGAATTGTATTATGAAATGTCAACTTCTACTACATAGATTGGGATTTTTTTATCCTTATGTTCATATTTTCCAGCCGGATAGTCATCACGTATTAAATGAGTGGCTCGCCTAATCAGGGTCGCCCCTGATGCAAAAAGAATCTCTTTTTCATTTCCCATACTTGCATTCTTTCTAGGAAAAGCAAAAACATTAGTGATAGGATTCACTGTATGTAATACAAATAACTCTATTTTATTGTTATCATATGCTTTCCCTCTCCATTCAGCATTTCTTAATGCAACTTGAGGACAAAAACTTGTTGAAAGTGGTGCTGTTAATTTGAATTGATTTGATGCTCCATTTAGCCATGCACCACCATGAAAAAGATATTGACCTTCGCTTAGTGTATGACCGATGCTATTGATTTCTTTATCCACCTCGGTTACTGAGTAATTAGGATATTTTTGTTGATAGTCAAATAACACTTTTGGAGTTTTTGAAGGCATAGCGCGTCTTAGTTCTTTATAATTGACGCTATTGTCAAGATATCGGTCAATGAAATTCTCTAATCCATTATCCGAACCTCTTTTTGCCATGTGTTTTGCTGCATCTAAGTGATTTTTAATTTTTGCAATCAGTTTATCTTTGATATGAGTTTCAAATTTGCCAGTAGCCCTGTAGACAGCCATCATTTCTTCCTGACTGGCCTTTCTGCAGGTCCAGGATTCGTATGGGTTCTCAAATACATCAACAATTGGTAATTTCATTTCGATTCCTTTTGAAGTTAATGAGTAAGAAACTCAATAGATTAAAACACGAAGCTCTGATTTTGTCTTATGTTAGCTTGTCAAGGATGCTACGTAAAATATTAACGTGGTTAACATTTAGTTAAATGCAATACGTATTGTTACATTTATGGTTGTAGTTAGTTATCCAATTGCTCTTTCTCAGCGTTCATGTATTCCAGTAGTTTTTTGCTGTCAGAAACAAAACTCATACTATATCCATCCCATCGGAAACTCTGAGAATGACCATTCAGATACTGAACTTTTATTCGCCAAGATTTTTTAAGATTAAATACCGTGATTTCTTTTATAACTCGTTTAAGCATCATGTTTAATTCGATAGGATCTTTGATTTCCGACAGGAGGTTGAAATCGACTGATTGTTCAGCTAATACCATATCAGATTGTTGTTTAAACTGCTGGTCGAGTTCCTGTAGCTTTTCCTCAAGATTGCCGATTGTCTCAAGAACACTCATAGGAACTTTTTTCATTGTTAGAAGCATTCCGTTCAAGTTGTCGATTTGCTCTTTTAATTGAGCGCGTTCTTGTGCAATTGTCGTATCAACAGAGGTTTTCTTCTCCATCTTTAAGTGCTTTAAGATTTTATAAAGAGCAATCTCCATGTTTTTAAAATTCTGCGTAACGGTGCATTTACCATCGCGAGCATTAGCACAAACATGGTATTGATACGTTTTACCAGTAACAACATGGAATTTTCTGACTAACGCACCTCCGCAAGAGTGCTTTAACAGCCCTGTGAAAGCGTTTTTATCTGACTTATATCCCGGCTTGTTCTGCTTTGCATCAGACTGTAATAACATCCAGTCTTCTTTGCTAATTACTGCTGGATAATAATTATCGATAATATCCAACAGAATAACTTTTCTGTCTTTCGTCGTTTCTGATGTTTGATAAGCACCGTATAACGCAACTGAACTAAGAGTTTTACCAACAGTTGTGTGATTCCAACCAGCAGAACGTAATGGTCTGAATCCTTCATCGTTTAATGTCTTAGCTATTTTATTCGTGCCAAGTCCCTTTTTCTTGAGTTCGATAATTCTTTTTACTGCGTCGAGTCTGTCAGAGAAAACAAACTGGTCTTTTTCTCTTGCTAACCAGAATGGCAGTATTTTGTTGATTACTTTACCAGAAAGAGCAGCTTTTCTTTGTTGCTGTTTTGTCTCACGCAAACGCTGTGATTTCTTCTCTGATTCTTTATGCGCAAGGTCAGCAGCCAGAGCGATTCTAATCACGCTTACAAGGTCGTTAACTGATTCTCTGTTGAGTAATAGACCGTCTGTCAGGCTCGCTATAAAGACGTTGTGTTGTAAGATTGACTTGATTATCTGTTGAGTCACATCGATACCCCGACGACTCAAGCGGTCAAGACTCTCGATGATTATCGTTGAACCTGATTCGATTGCTCCTTGCTCGATAGCAGAAAGCATGTCACCAAGCGACGGTCTGTTGCCTTCTTTAAACGCTGAAATTCCCAAGTCCTGAAAGTTTTTCTCAGATAGGGTAAGATTGTTAGCAATAGAGTATTTTTCGGCAAGTTCTGTCTGTCTGCGCACTGAGTCGCCTTGTTCTTGTTTCTTGCTCGAAAATCGTATGTAACTGTAAGCTAACCCGTTTTGCTTTTGCATATTCTAATCCTTTCAATCACTTAGTAGAGAGTATCAATTTTGCTCCTTAGCAACAACATCACCATGCAGTTCGGCAGTAAGCCGTTGTTTGAAAACATTTCCGTCAAATTTGGCGGCGGCAACCGTTACGGCCTGATTGGCGCGAACGGTAGTGGTAAATCCACCTTTATGAAGATCCTCGGCGGCGACCTTGAGCCGACGCTGGGTAACGTTTCCCTCGATCCCAACGAGCGCATTGGTAAACTGCGTCAGGATCAGTTTGCCTTTGAAGAGTTCACTGTGCTGGATACGGTGATCATGGGGCATAAAGAGTTGTGGGAAGTGAAGCAGGAGCGCGACCGCATCTATGCTTTGCCGGAAATGAGTGAGGAAGACGGCTATAAAGTGGCCGATCTGGAAGTTAAATACGGCGAAATGGACGGTTACTCTGCGGAAGCTCGCGCCGGTGAACTGTTGCTTGGCGTGGGAATTCCAGTGGAACAGCACTACGGCCCGATGAGTGAAGTTGCTCCTGGCTGGAAGCTGCGTGTGCTTCTGGCGCAGGCGCTGTTTGCTGATCCGGATATTCTCCTGCTCGACGAACCGACCAACAACCTCGACATCGACACCATTCGCTGGCTGGAACAGGTGCTGAACGAGCGTGACAGCACCATGATCATCATCTCGCACGACCGTCACTTCCTTAACATGGTCTGTACCCACATGGCGGATCTGGATTACGGCGAGCTGCGCGTTTATCCGGGTAACTACGATGAGTACATGACGGCGGCGACCCAGGCGCGTGAACGTCTGCTGGCCGATAACGCCAAGAAGAAAGCGCAGATTGCTGAGTTGCAATCTTTCGTTAGCCGCTTTAGCGCCAACGCCTCGAAATCTCGCCAGGCAACTTCGCGCGCGCGCCAGATTGATAAAATCAAACTGGAAGAGGTGAAAGCCTCCAGCCGTCAGAACCCGTTCATCCGTTTTGAACAGGATAAGAAACTGTTCCGTAACGCGCTGGAAGTGGAAGGTCTGACCAAAGGGTTTGATAACGGTCCGCTGTTTAAAAATCTCAACCTGCTGCTGGAAGTGGGTGAAAAACTGGCGGTACTGGGTACCAACGGCGTCGGTAAATCAACGCTGCTGAAAACGCTGGTGGGCGATCTGCAACCGGACAGCGGCACCGTAAAATGGTCTGAGAACGCGCGCATTGGTTACTATGCTCAGGACCACGAATATGAGTTTGAAAATGATCTGACCGTGTTCGAATGGATGAGCCAGTGGAAGCAGGAAGGCGATGACGAGCAGGCGGTACGCAGTATTCTCGGTCGTTTGCTGTTCAGCCAGGACGACATCAAAAAGCCAGCTAAAGTGCTTTCCGGTGGGGAAAAAGGGCGGATGCTGTTTGGTAAGTTAATGATGCAGAAGCCGAACATTCTGATCATGGACGAACCGACCAACCACCTGGATATGGAATCCATTGAGTCGCTGAACATGGCACTGGAACTGTATCAGGGCACGCTGATCTTTGTTTCACACGACCGTGAGTTCGTAAGCTCCCTGGCGACCCGCATTCTGGAAATCACCCCGGAACGCGTGATCGACTTTAGCGGTAATTACGAAGATTACCTGCGTAGTAAAGGGATCGAGTAAGTGATTATCCGTCCCCCCCCCAACATTCGGGGGGGGGGGGGGGGGGGGGGGAAAAAAAA